TACGAATACCTCCTTGACTGCAACTACGCAGGTCACCAAACCACTTCTTCAAGAATGGTATCATACCTGTGTGCATGATCTCGCCACCACGAATGGGCGAGCCTAATGGACGTAGTCGTCCAATCTCTAAACCAATGCCAGCACGTTTGCTGGCATACTTGGCCATCATTTCTCCACTAGCAAATATGCTGTCAAGATCATCGTCGCTACGAATAAGCACACAGGAGCTGAATTGCTTTGTTGGAGTTCCAAGACCAGCAAGAACAGGAGTAGCAAGAGTAAATAGGCCATCACTAGCCGCGTTATAGTATTCTTTAATATAGCGCATACGGGCACTATTAGGTTCTTCTTTATGGAACACAGTAGCGGCTGCGACCATGTATCTAACCTGAGGTGTTTCATACATTTCCTTGGTTGACCGGTTCTTGACCAGATATTTTTCAATCAGTTGCTCAATGGCAGCATAGCTGTACTGTTCATCTTTGACATGATCTATCATGTCATTCATACGGTTCCAATCAGCCTCATCGTACCATTCTAAAAGTTCAGGAGTGTACAGGCCTGTGGCCACGTTCTTCTTCACGATCTCATACAAGTGGGGAGGCTCGTAGCTGCCGTAAACGTCTTTGCGCAACATGCTAAGACGTTGTTTTCCAGCTACATATTGGTAATTGGTATGACCCACATCAGGGTTAGATTCCACATCAATGAGATCCACAATGGCTCGCAAAGTGATCTCATCAATTTCTTTGGTGGTAATACCATCATAAAAATGTAACTGAGCTTTGATTTCTACCATGCTTTGACTAACATCTGCAATACCTGAGCATATTTTAGCAATCTGTGTCTGCCACTTTTCCAAGGCCAAGGGTTCACGCTGGCCACTGCGTTTAACGACGGTGATAATTTTCATTCTGTGCTTACTTAATTTGTTGTTTTATTTGAGACTGGGTAATACTGTGCCGAGTTTTTTTGGGACTCAGGTTGATATTTACGACAGTGTCTCGGTCCCAATTCAATATATATTTTTCTTGGCCAATTAGGACTAAATTGTCTCCGTCCACCTCTACAAGCACCGCATCCTGTAGATCTTCACGATCCAACATAGCTATAGTATACATGATTCCTAGGCCTCTTGCAAGACTACAATACAAGTTGTCATCCAACAATTGCCACGGATCTGGCCAATTTGGCTGATCATCCCAGTGTAAGTGGTACGGAGTCCATGGTGTGTTAAACCACCAGGCGTTGATGGTCGATAGTGCAGATTCTGTGTCCAGTGTTTCGCACTGGCGACGAAGTGTCGACCAGCTGGCTAGTCGTTCAGCAAAAGTTTTGGGCCACATTTATGCTAGGTGCGCGATTGAGTAAGTGATAGACCCGGCTGTGCCAGTTGATGTTGTGGCATAGGCCACAGTGATATTGCCACCAGCACTGGCTTCGGTAGCAGTGAGAGTTACTCCAGTACTGGTATTTTCCACGTAGTCGTCTGAGTAGGTAAATCCACTGACGGTGCCGTTGACCACCAACATGCTACCAGTTCTAAATGATGTGCCACGAGAAATAGTGTAATCTACTCTAAATGCTTTGATAGTAGCAGTAGATACCACAAACAGTGTTCCAGCATTGTTGTCTGCCAATATGGAATCAATACCAGCGGTACGCTGATAATTGCCCAGGTTCATCTGATTGGCCACAGTAGTATTGCTAACACCGTCGATGGTGTATGCAATGCCACGAATGTTCATGCCCAGAGCGATGCTGTTGGTTCTGGTCAGATTGATTCTGGGATATGTAGCACTCTGTGCAGTGGTACGCTCAAACATGTCACCAATGCTGACATTGTTGTTGCCGTCAATATCAATGACAGAGTATCCGGCCGAAGCCAGAATAGAATTTCCCACATTGTAGAACGTGTTGTAGGCTGTGGCATTGAGAGATGTGCCATCAAACACAATACCTTGTGCATAGATGTTGTCAAAAGTGTTCTGCACAAATCGCACACCAGTAGGATCAGTTTCTAGCACAACGCCTTGATACAAAGTGTCAAAATAACTATTGCTGACAGTGACACCTTTGATCACTTGATCAGTAGCAAACGCATACACAGCATTGGAAAACTTGCAGTTGTCAAACTTGATTTGAGTGCAAGGACTTGCACCTGTGCTGGCAAATCTCACACAGCTGAGATCGTCAGTGCTGGCAGTGATGTCAGTTGTAGTTAGTGGGCCAACAAAGTTGACGTTTTGATAAGTGATCTGTTCAGCGTTTTCTGTAAGGCTGATGCTGTGCGGTATTGGTGGTACTAACCCCATGTCGCCCACGTTGAACGTTTGAATGCTCATGTTGGTAACTTCAACGTTGCGAGGCGCAATGCCGCCGTTGGTACCAATACTGCCGCCCACTTGTTGCAAACTGTCCGAAGTTCTTATCACAAACTCAGGCAGTGTTTCTGGATCCCAATACACTGGGTTGTCAATGCTGACACCCACTGGTACTTCCCCCAGTGAACGGAAATAATAATTCCCCCCAACTCCTGCCGGGTAGTATACCAGCACACCAGACTGATAGGCAATATTTCCCACAGTAACTGTGCCACTGAAAGTGTCTACCTTGAACTGAATTATGCTGGACTCACTGCCTTCGCCGTACAACAGTGCGTATGGAGGAATCAGCAAGGTGCCTGTGATTAGATACACGCCAGCTGGAAAAAACAAACTGCGTCGAATTTGTGGGTTAACTTCTCGGCAGTATATCTGAAACAGCGCACGATTGATAGCAGCAGTGTCGTCTGTGACGCCATCACCTACTGCACCAAAGTTGGTGACCACAGCATAGCTGTCCAATCTGTTTTGCAGACTTTGTGTAACAGGACTGCCTGATGTTGCACCAGTTTGTACCACATAACCGCCAGCATTGCCTTCGTATGTGTAGGCAGTACTGTAGGCCAACAAATCCGAGAATTCTGTAAGAATTTCTGTGTTGCCCACTACAGGAGCGCCTTCAGCCAGTTCACCGTTGCCAATGTACAGTTTGCGCTGATCCACAGCCCAGCCAAATTCGGCTCCTGCTAACGGTTGCGGAAGATCTTGCTCAAGTCCCTTGCGTTGGGTAATTCTAGATATTTGTAAAATGGCCACAGTGTAATCCTCAGTTGATTACATATTTAGCATGTAGTACTGCTCAACTCGGTGCCACCAAAGACTGCGGTATTTCTCAAACTCTGTGCCTTCTAATAGAAACTCTTGATATTGTGGGGGTTTAATGATGTTGAACTGTTCGTCTACATCTGGTTTCACACACATCAAAATTACACCCTTGCGAATACGTGTGCCATGCAGTTCGTTGTGTGCTTCAGCATAGGCACACAATTGCAAAAAGTAATCTTCAATATATTCACGCTTTTTGGGCTTGTTGCTTTGCTTGTAGTCCAGAATAGCTTCCTGATTCAAGTGTACGCCTGCGCCGTCTGTGGTGCCTGCATATACGCCGGGGAAATACAATGGTACTTCAATGCCCCAGAATTCGTTGACGTTGCACAGCCCTTTGGTTACCACTTCATGTGCCATAGCATGGCTGGCCCATGAATAAGGATTTGTTGTGCGCTCTTTGATCTCACCGTGCTTGACATAGTCTTCAAGGTAAGTGTGCATACGAGTGCCACGGTTGGCTGCTTCTGTGGTGATTTGTTGTGCTCGGGCTTCGCCCACAGATTTGCGCCAATTGGCCAGAGCAATACGACTTTCTGCAGGCTTGGTTTTGTCCAGTATGGTTGTCACGCTAGGTAACTTGTTGCCGTCGGGTGTGGCATAAAATCTCTTGCCGTTGACCTCCACGCGAGGGATTGGCTTGTATTCAAATTTGGGATTGTACATTGGTTCTAGTAAAAGTCATGGCCTGTGTCAGAGTAGATTCAGAATTGGTATTTTCAACAATTGATCTGAATTTTTCTCGGTCTTGTGTGCTCAATATATTATACAGCCTTTGATTGAATATTGCAAAGCTTAATTTAGTCTTTTGATCAAAGTATGCTGTATGGCGCAAAAACTTTTCCCACAACTCTTCTTGAGGCTGATTGTTTTCCAGTTCGGCTATGGTAATGTTCAAAAAGTTGTATACCGCGGCCAGTTGAGCAGGATATGTTTCAAAGATAGGATGCAACAAACATTTTCTTAAAGATGCTATCAGCTGCGGCCTGTATTGAGTAGGCAATGCCTGTATATCTAAATGATTGGTCTGCATGGTCAAATTGGCCACAAAGTTATGAAACACGATGTTGCGTTGTTTGTACCATTGGTACCAGTACTCAAGCCAGTCATCAATATAAAAAATATTGTTTAGGCTAAACACTGGACTTACTGCACACTTCCATTTTGGAACACGTATTTTTCTTCCATTTTTCACAGTCAACGTTGCCTGATATTCAATCAATGCAGCAAGATTAGATTCAATCTTTGAGAAACGTGCTGGCCAGCGAACATACTGATAGTTTTCTCCCACACTGTCTATACTGAGATTTATGTCTACACTTTTGAATTTTGCCAACAATGTCATTAGTTCATCACTGGGATTCACTGTTATTGCTGTGGTCAGTCTAACATGAATCCCGGGAGCTATATTTGTTGCAACCATCCACTGCAACAATCGAGTCATGCCTGGCTGTATCAGCGTTTCCCCTCCAATGAAATGCACAAAGAAATTTTCTGCTTTTTTGATCAGTTCAGGAATACGAGTAGTAATAAATTTCCAATGCTCCTCGTCGTCACTGATATCTGCTTCGTACAATTCATTTATGCTGGCATTGGTAATCTTGCCAAAGGTGCTGCTTTCAGACTCGCTACAACTGCGACACGCAAGGCTGCAAAGATTACTGAATTTTATACGAAATTCAAATTCGCCAATGCTTTGATCTTCAACAAAACTTTCAAATCGGTCTTGTGGCAATTCAACAAATGACCTAACACGTTCGCTTTGGCCGCCGTTCTGCTCTTCTTGCTGACATTTGTGACATGCGGCAGGCCATTGTCCATTGAGTTGTTGTTGTTTGATTTCAGCAAAAACATCAGTGCCATCTACTGGCACAAACAATGCTGCATCTAAATTGCAGCAGCAAGTCTGAAATATTTTTTGTTTTTTGTCATCGCTGTGTCGAACATCAATGGTAGTGTGTGGCGCCGGACACAGTGTAGCATGCTCCAGGGCCCATTTTGTTCGATCTGCAATTTGCTGTTGTGTAATTCCCATTACACTCTAAAACTTTCGCCGCATCCGCATCGATCTCGTTCGTTGGGATTGCGAAACTCAAATCCTTCGTTGAGTCCGTTACGTACAAAATCCACAGTCATGCCCTGCATGTACACACAGCTTTTGGGATCTATGAATACTTGGCATCCGTTACAGTCAATACATTGATCGTCTGGTCTAGGGGAATCCACAAACTCCAACACATATGCTAGACCCGAGCAGCCTGTGGTTTTTACACCAAGTCGTATGCCAGCACCGTGGCCACGTTTTTGTAGTGTTTGTGAAATTTTACGAGTTGCTGTTGTGGTTAATGTTATCATGATGAACAAGTATTCAAACAAACTCCAGGTTTGTGTTCGGAATCCCATGTGTTAGCCAACGATTCAAACCACTGCATGGCTGCTTTGATGCCTACTGTGGGAGCATGGTTGTTGGCCACCAGCGGAGCAGTTTCCTGATTCCAATGAGTCATACTAGTATGACTTTTATAAGTGGTAGGACTATGACCTACCCAGCAACAGGGATATACGTGACCATCGGCAGCAATATAAACAGATTTATCTTTTTTAGCCCAACAGGATATAGTCTTGTGTTGTGGGCTGTTTGGTGGCCAACTCTGCGCATCAACAATTCGTTGTTGAATAAAAGATTCATCAATTTGATCAGACCAGGTCCAATCATCTTTGAGCCAATGAATTTTCTTGCCTTTTCTATTGTAAACAGGGCCACGGTCTCGATCAGTATCTCTGAATATACTTTCAGCAAAGCCCAGTTCTTTGGCCATGACTTTAACTGATTCAACTTGATCTTTGTTGTGATCAAATATTGTCATATTCCACATGGCATATCCGCCGGCTGCGATAAAAGTCTGAGCATTTTTTACGATGGTATCAAAGTTGGTATCTTGTCTATACAAGTTGTTGGTATCACCGATGCCGTCAATGTTGAACTTGATTCTGATATTCATATTGCCAAGGTCAGTCCAAAACTGTCGATCACGAGCACTGCCATTGGTATGTACTTCTATTTTACCATAGCTATGAATATGCTGCTTGAGATATTGGATAATTTCAACACTTTGGGGATTCATTACAAAATCTCCAAAGTTGCCATTGATCAGAACAAAATTTACCTTGCTCAACAATTCAGGAGGCAAACTTTTCTGCACAGAGTCTAGGTCAAGATTGGTTTCCTCATAGCCCATGTTGGCAGGAAACCCTTGAAAATTGCGGGGGCAAAGCGGACAGCGAGCGTTGCACAGACTGCTGAGTTCAAGGTGCAAATGGCTGATTTCATACTGCATGATTGCATGATGCTCAGTGCGACTGAGCTGTATTGGTATGACGTTTGCGATAGTCGTCTACTGCGGCTTTGATGGCGTCTTCAGCAAGTATTGAACAGTGAATCTTCACGGGGGGTAAGGCCAATTCTTCGGCGATGTCGGAGTTTTTGATTGATCCGGCTTGGTCGATGTGCATGCCTTTGACCCACTCTGTAATGAGGCTCGAGCTCGCAATAGCCGATCCGCAGCCATACGTTTTAAATTTTGCATCTGTAATAATACCTGTATCATGATCAACCTTTATTTGTAGCTTCATCACATCGCCGCAAGCAGGTGCGCCAACCATACCAGTACCAATATCAGTATCAGTCTTGTCAAAAGATCCGACATTCCGGGGATTTTCATAATGATCTACAACTTTTTCACTGTAGGCCATGACATTGGATCTCTCTAGTGTAGGTGCCGTTGTAGTTGCGAGTTTCACGCACCACATAACACTGGCGCTCAGGCAAGGCCTGCGGATACTGATAGATTACAGTAGGCGGAATATACACAGGTTGATAAATCACTTGAGGTCTTGGCTGAGGTTGACTATGATTGTCTAGTCGCTGCCACAGCAGAGTGCCCACGATACCAGCCAATGCACCCTGTTCACGGTCACCCCAGGCCAGTACTGGTGTTGTAAACGAAAGTGCTACCACAGTTGTTGCAATAAATTTGATCATTTTAAAACTCCTATAGTGTATTATACACTATGCACTGGTTTAAGTCAACCAGTTATCGATCTCGCTTCATTGCCGATTTGGCTGCCGCGGCCACGATATCTTGTGCTTTGTTCACAGGCATTTTGACAGGTTCACCTGTTTCGGCACCTTTGAACATGATTTGGTTGGTGCTGGGGTCCAACGGTTCAAGTACACTGCTGAGTGGAGGTTGTCCCACAATTTCTTGAACGTTGTTTTTGTTTACATTGATGTCCAGGCTTTGCGCCAAGTTTACGAATGCATCTACACTGATTTGTTTTGGCGCACTGGTATCATCTGCGCGACCTGCAAGAAACTGCACCAGTCCCAACAATTGGTCAGGACTGGGTGTAGATGAGTCTCCAGCTACTTCAAATATTTTCATTATCTACGAGCACGGCCTAGAGCAGCACCAGCAGGTTCTGCAGCCATGTCAGCACCAGCTTCAGCGCCGATGGCATCTAGGTCATCCATGCCAGCTTCAGCGCCTAGTTCGGCTCCAGCTTCAGCGCCTAGTTCGGCTCCAGCGGCAGCACCGGCTTGGGCACCCATTGCAGCAGCATCGGGTGCAGCAGGAGCAGCAGTACCAGTTACCACGCCCAGGGCTTGGTCTAGTTGTTGCTTGGCAGCCTGCAGGTTTTGCATCAGACCGCTGAGTGCAGCACTAGCATCACCGTTGAACTGTGTGGCTTGGTCGATGCCCACTTGATTCTTGATAGAATCAACTAGAGCAGGCAACTCTTTGAATTGCAGTTCGCTGACGTCTTCCAACATGCCTTGCATCTTGTCAACCATGTCTTGTGCAGCCAACACCACTTGAGCCTGTTGTACTTCGCTTTCTTTCAGCATGCGATATGCACGGCGTAGACGACTTTCTTGTGCCATCATGGCAGCACCAGCCACCATTTTTTGTTCTTCAGGATTTAGTGTTTGTCCTGCCTGACTCTTCTTGAGTGCGGCCGCAAGTTTGGGATCTTTGGCGGCAGCGCCTGCCACAGCAGGTTTGGGCTGACCGGCGGCTGCAGGTTGCGGTGCAGCAACAGGAGGCATGTTTTCTTTTACTCGTTGAGCTAGAGCCTGCTCCAACATTACCAGTTTGAGATAACTGGGATTTTGTTCGCTGGTGTGTCTAGACGATGTGCTACGATGCTCTTTGAGCAGGCCTTGCACACGAGTCAACAGATTTCGAGTTTGACTGCGGTTTAAGCTTTCAAACTTGATGTTGGTACCAAAGTAACTTTCAAATACTTTAGCGATTTGCTTTGTGGGACGCGGTGCGGCCAGGTCGTTCAGTTTCATTGGAGAATCCTCTTATTTGCCAATATTTAGCCGAATTAATACATTTCTCTAATTCATTGGTCAATGCATTATAGTACTCAACCTTGCTTTGTATCTTGGTTGTGACTGAATCATAAAAGTCTTGGCTGTGACTTCTTTCGGCTAGAGCCCGTCGGCATTGTATGTCCGCCGCTAGGCTGTGTTTTTTGTTGTCCAGCAAATGAATGCTGCGTGCTAGTGCGTGCTGGTTCAAGTGGTCGGCTACACACCAACTGATGGCACTGCGTTTGCTGCCAAAAGTTAAGGAATCTCTATTTTTGATATCGACTGCTACATGATCTGTATTGGGTATCACATGATACTTGCCAAATGCGTTATAGCCATTTTTGCCGTCAGGCACAATGAGTTTGCCAGCTAAACTCTGAATTTCTTTGGTAGCAAAACGTTCAAGTTTTTCGCTGCGAATCATTTGAATACGTATTGGGTCATCAACCACACCACTGTGGATACCAAGGCGCCGATTATGCCAATGCCCCATCCGATCAGTTGATCGTTGCGTTTTTCCGCCATCTTGCTTACTGTGGTTGCAATGCCAGAAATGTCTGTGTGAACTTGCACGATTTTGTCATCTACCGATTCCAGCCTGAGTTCCAGCATCTTGTAGCGTTCAGCACACAATTCAACGTGGGCTTCCAAACTCTTTTTTTCAATGTCAGTTGTGTCGACCATGTCAAATCTCCAATGACGTATTTATGGTATCAAACCAAATGTTTTGGTCAGATCCCTGAGTGATCAGCACCGAATGTTGAGTCTGAGTTTCGTTGAGTCCTACTATCATGGGCACACCCTCGCACTCGTTTACCAACACAGTAATGTCGTTTTCTTGTCCCAATTCACTGTATACCAAGCTAGATTCTACTTCAAATTCAAAACTCCAAACGCCGTTGCTGTGTCCCAAGCTGGTCACCGACATTGGCTGAGTTCGCAAACTAATCAATTGATTCAGAGTTTCCCAATTGCGCTGTTGATTTCTAGCATAGTTCCAGGTTCGTTGATCCTGAACCATGCCGCCAGCACGATCGTTGAATGGCACCTGACTGGGCCTAAAATGACCAGTTACTCCAGTAGCACTACAATCAAAAAAAGTTCTACATATGATTTTCATTCTACGGGTATTTAACGGCCAACAAAAAGCCCAGGATATTTCTACCCTGGGCTGTTGTTTAATCAGCTAGTGATTAGGAAGTAGCCAGTTTGAAACCAACGCTAGCAGCACTGTTCAACTGGAAACCAGTGTAAGTGATGTTAGCAGCAGCCAAAAATTCAGCAGATGATGTGTTGGTAGTTGCATTAGCAAATGCACCTGTTGGGAACACGCCAAAGCTGATCAGTGTTCCGTCAACTTGATACATAGCCACTGTACATGTTTGTTGAACAGCTTGAATAACGTTAGCAACGTATTCCTGTGTGTCTTGTTGTGCAGCAACTGATGTGTTAGCAGTTACAGTGAAGAAGTCCAGCTTGGGACCAGCAGGGTTTACTGGAGTAGCTGCGGTAGAAGCACCAGCTGCAACTGGACTACGAACGTCAATGGCGAATACTGGTTGTGCGTCGCCGTTTACTGGGGTAATGAATGCCATAATAAATTTCCTTTAAGTTAGTGGGCTTTAGCCCTACACTTATTTATGTCTTTGGCAAAAATCAAGCCTTTTGAGGATTGTTTTGCTGGCGATTTTGGGCAGCAAAAGCATTGGGATCAAAGCGATTTACTGCTTTGGCATAGCCTGCAGGGGTGGCCATTACCCAGCCCTCTTGTCCAGGATGCTCAAGATCGGCCTGCTTCAGAATATCCATCTTGATGTCATGCAACAACAAAAATGCAGTAAATGCAGCAGCAATAGCTTGTGTGTTTGATGTAGGGCTCTGCAGGTATTCCACTATGTTACGGAACTTTTGCGGTGTTACTTTGGTCTTGAGCCACTCGCCAAACTCTGGCAGCAGTGTTTGTGGATTCAAAGGTGTGCCTACCTTGGTATTGATATAGTCCACACACAGTTTGGCCAAGTCAGTGATCTTGTTGGCACGCAGTTCCACAGGGTTAAACAAGGTATTGATTGCCTGGCCGCTGGAACGAACCAGTTGTTTTAATTGAGTGACTTTGGCAGAATCGGTAACCAACGATTTTGGAGTAGCAGGACGTTCCAGCATAAGCCCAGGTACATCATTGAACTTGACTCCGCTCAAGGGCTGGCGTGCATCGCCAGCATCTGCATACATGCTGTGAATAGCAATACCTATGTTGCTGTTGCCAATTCGTTGTCCCAAGGAACTCTTAGCTGGAATCTTGTACTCAATAGTATTGGGACGGAACACATAGTTGCCTGCTATCTCTGGAGGTGTTTGCATGTACAACAGATCTCCTTTGACATAGCCACGGAAGCCATCAGGCAATGCTGCTTCTAGTATTGGAAACAGTGTGGCATACAACTGAATTAAGTCAGATCTATCGCCTGATCGTTTGCTTTGTATATCAGCCATCATGCGCGGACTTGTTGCAAGACCATCATAGCCCCTGGCTTCAAATCCTGATCCGTCTGTGAGCACAAACTCACCTGTACTAGGTTTGCGGCCAAAAATCACAGCAGGTTTACCGTCCCACTTGGCGGTGGTTGTTGATGGCTGTTCTGTAGCATGCTTTACAATTTCCAGTGCGTCAACAATACCTTGAGTGCCTTTACGAAACACTAGATCTTCCAGGTGTTCAATGCCCTTGGCTCTGCCGCCTACGCCGGCAGCTTCGGCTTCATACAGTTCATAGGGATTGTTGCGACCCGGGGCTTCTACTAAGGGCATCATGCCTTGATTCACAATACGGTCTCGCAGTCGGCCCAAAAAGCCCACATCATCTTCGGACACAGATTGTTGTGGCTCTTGTAAGCCTTCACGTGCTAGATATTCACGAAAGTCTTTTAGTTTGACTTCTCGGTCAGGATCATTGCTGAGTGCTGTATAAATGCTTTCAACATTTTTTAAGTTTTCTTTTGTGAACGCAGGGCCCAGCAGGACCTTGGCCACATACTTGGGGTCTTGGCCTCCCTTGACCAATTCGTTTGTGGCACGACTAAGCATGCCGTTGGCACCTACTTTGAGACCTAGAGCTTTGGCAATGCTTGACATCAACACATTACGATTCATGCCTTTGTAGTTGGATCCTTCTGCGCCACCATAGAAGAATGTACCCCAGTCCAGATCAGGAAAAAACATAAAGTCTGTTTGCACATAACCTTTGTTGGGATCGCCGGCAATGGGAGTACGGAAATGCACTTCTCCAGCTTTTTTGACCCATTCACGTGGATCTTGTTTTTGATTTTGTACAAACTGCGTGAGCTTGGCAGCAAGTTGATCTTTGTTGATTTCACTGAGATCCACAGCCAAATCTAAGTCTCCAGATGTGGGCTTGCGACCTGTAGATCCTAGCCAACGTTCTTCAGGGAAATCCATACCTAGAACTTTTTCAAGATACGCGATAGTGGCAGGTACATCTGCTTGATTGATGCGTTGTGTCAGCGGCTGACCTTGCTTGTCCTTGAAGACGTTGCCGCCTTCCAGTAGTGTGTTTAGTAGTTTCATGGTTTAGGAATAGCCTTGGCCTGAAGTTGTTGGGCCATGACATGGCTGGGGTCTCTGGCGTCAAACGGTTTGTTGTTGTACAATATCTCACCTTGCTGATCAAATGTGATTTTTGCTGGTTGTACGCCACCAGCTGTTGGCGCTGCAAATTGCTTGACGTTTTGTGCTTGAGAAATCATGGTAGCTAGACTGGTCCAAGCACGACTCATTGCAGCAGGATCAACTTTGGGAGCCATAGTGGCGTTGACCACTTCTTCCTTGGCCTTCATTAGTTCTTTGATTGTGGCCTGACTTTGACCAGTGGTATCTTTGGCTGCTGCCAATTGGGTTACGTCAAATCGAGCTAGACTGTTGATCAGTCCTTGTAGTTCAGCTTCAACTGTGGGCACTTTGAGTTGAGACGCACTCATGATCTTGGGCTCACTGGTCACAATCATGTTCTGCACTTCACTGGTCCAGGTTTCTTGTGCTTTCTTGGCCAAGGCTTGGACTAGACCAGCATTCATTTTCATGGCAGTGGCTTGCTGTTGTCCCGGGGCAACTTTGTCAGGTTGATTGTCTTGAGCAAAGCCTGGATCTACAGCTGACACTGCTTTGTTCAACAAAGCCCCGCCTAGAGTTTTGGCCATTGCACCCAGTACTTCATTGACTGGGCGTTGTGTTATTTCATGAATCTGCATCGGTTTTCCTTACTGATCTGGAGAACTTTCCAGAGTCTTTGGTTCTTATGGCATTGAGCAATTTGCGTGTGAGATTGTCTGCTTGATCGCTGGGGAATTCTGCCTCAATTTGTTCTATCAAACGGACGGCGGAAGCAATCACATTGCTGGCACGATTTTCAATAATATACCGACGGTCACGTTCAGCATACTTTTCTTCGTACAATGTGTCTAGTTCTTCCAGGATACTTTTTGTTTTCTTCTGCATTGTTCAAGGACCTTTGGATTATTTAGCGGATTCTGAATTCTAATAAATATCTACAACTGCTGCATAGCAAAGGAACAACATGACCAGTCAAATCAATCCCCAAGACATCAACGGCGACTATCCAGTTGCTGGGCAACCCAACAACACCAAAGGGTTTCGTGATAATTTTACCAATACCAAAACCAACTTTCAGTATGCTGCTGACGAAATTACTGAACTACAGAACAAAGCTGTGCTCAAACAGGCACTGACTGGCAGCACTTTGGACAACAACATGAATGATGCCTTGATCTATGCAGCCAAGATACAAGATTTTAGCGCAACATCAGTACAGATTGCAACCACTCTGGGCTTGGTCAGTATCGACTATACAGCAGGACATTATCAGCGTGTGAGTACCACAGGCAGCATCTCATTAGGTTTCTCTAACTGGCCTGCCAACAATTCAGCTGGTTGGGTGCGAGTGGTCATAAACATCACCAACACTGCACACACAGTGACTTTGCCTGCTGAAGTAAGCCTGGGCACCACTGGTATTCAAGGATTAGTTGGCACTGTGATCACATTTGCTGCCACTGGCACATATACCTTTGA